CTTTTATATAAGCCCAATGCGTAGCGCTGTTAGGATTTTTAATTTCCAAAAGATTATATGTGCCGTCATTGTTTCTAATAATGCCGTCAGGTGAGCATCCAAACCATTCAATTGTTTTATGCTTCACAAAAGGCAGCTCCTCAACAAAAGTTTTAGTAATTTGCTGATATTTTTCTCGTGCTTTTGGTTCTTCTTCTGTGCCACGAATCATTGCGTCATTTTTAAATGTTTCTTCAATAACTCCTGTGACTCTTTGAATAGCAAGCTCAATTAAATAATTTTGCCGACTGGCGCTTGGGCCTGTTTTAGTTTTAGCCATAATGTCTGCAACCTTTGAAGCTGTAACATGGCCTTTACGCAGCTCTAACCATTCAGGCGTTCCTTGTAAAATAATGTCAGTCATTATTAGAACCCTCCAATTTATATTCAGCCACTACGCAAACTTCTTTAAATCTATTCTTAACTTTTTTATTGGTGGTTGTTATTTCATAACCTTTTTTGCGTAAGTTAAAAACAGTATCGGCTAATCTATAAATGCCTAATTGAGTCCATGCTTTTAATGGATCAATCTTGCCATGCTTTTCTAAATACTCTGTTAAGCGTTCTTGCTGATTCATACTATGCCTCCAATTCATTTTTACGATCAGTTAAATAAGTCTTTAATTTTGCTAAAGACACCTTGTCAAACTTTGTTGAAGCTTCTTTGTAAATACCCATTAATTCATCAACGGAATCTGCTTTGTTGATTTCTTTGATAACGTTTTCAATGTCATCCTGGCCAATAGGTTCAATTTGAGGTAAGTCCTCGCCAGCGTATATATAAAGACCTATGCCATGTAAAGCAATTGCTTTTGCCAAGCATCGTTGCATGGCTGTATTAACTGCCATAGCGTCAGGATTTAAAACCGCTTTATTTTTATAATCTAATACAGGAAGTTGAGCTGTCATGGTTTTGCTAAAAGCTGTGACGGAACAAAATACCATTAACGTATCGCCAAACTGTTTAGGTTCTTTATATTCCCATGTTGCAGCTGGATCGTTGCTTAATAATTGATCTACCGCCCATGCCCATGAAAGATAAGTTAAGTTGCCTTTCTTTTCAGTATGTTCGTTGACGTTGATCTTTTTTAATTCGTTAAAAGTAATCATTTAATGCCTTTCGCTAGTTGAATTGATTTTCTAAAGGTAAAGCCCTTGCAATATAAAAAAATAACATTTCGGATGTATTTAATCATTATAAGAAGTCCATGTGCGTGTGACCCATGTCATACATCTCATCATAAGGGCCTTGATAGACGTTAGACTCTTGGAACTTTTTTTCTGTAATATCCATCGCCTTCTCAAAGAAAGCATTACTTAATGACTTGGCAAATATATTGACGCTTATCATATCGCCACGCTCATTAGCCCAATACAAAGCACGAATCGTTCCAGCTATTTGATCTGTATCCATTGAGTTAAAAACTTCTAATGGATCAGTATCAATTAAATCTTCTGCAAATTCTTGATGAATAGTCATGTTAAGCTCCAAAATGTTTAAAAAGGATTGGGTAAAGAATGTAGAGCCAAAGCGCTCCATATAGATATACTGCTAGAACCGTAACGATCATGCCTTTAATTTTCATACTGCCTCCGTTACTTTTACTATTTCAATATGATGAGGATTTCCATAATTTGCTGCTTTCTTTGCTAGCTCTTCGCTGTTTGCAAATCCTGTAAACGTTTGCCATTGATTTGTAGCTTGATAAGCGTAAGCCAAAGCTTTTGTTGTATTGCGACTTATTGTTTGGCCGTTTGTAAATTTTGCTGTTATTTTCATAATGCCTCCATAAAATAAAAAACTACACTTGCATAATAACAAATTGTTAGTTATAGTCAAGCAAAATATAACAAATTGTTAAATATTTTAAGAAAAGGGCAAAAAAGATGAAAGATAGCGAAATTATCGAGTTTTATGGAGGTTCAAAGGCTTTATGCAAGCTTTTAGGCCTGGAAGGTCAACATTCTGAAATAAGGGTTCATCAATGGAAAAAACGAGGGATACCAGCAGCTGTTAAGCTGAAATACCCTGAAATCTTCCTAAAACGCAAATTTAAAGAATAGAGGCTATATGCACTACTTTCAGCACAATATAGCCGATTACCGAAAAGACACCGCTCATTTGACTTTGCTTGAGCATGGGGTTTATAGGCAACTGCTAGATCAATACTACCTAAACGAGAAACCTTTGCCTTTAGATCAAGATAAATTAATGCGGTTACTCTGTGCGAGGTCAGAAGGCGAAATAAGGGCAGTTTTAAGCGTTTTGGGCGACTTTTTTGAGAAAACGGAGCTAGGGTATATCCATAAACGATGTGACGCTGAAATCGAGGCATTTCAATCTAAACAGGTAAAAGCGGTTGCAGCAGCGAATAAAAGGTGGAATAATGCAGACGCAATGCCAACGCATAGCGAACCCAATGCTAACCATAAACCAATAACCATTAACCATAAACCATTAACCAATATAAAACCATTGTCCGATTTTGATACATTTTGGAATGAATATCCTAAAAAAGTAGGCAAAGAAGCGGCCAGGAAAGCTTGGTTTAAAAATAAACCTGATTTAGAAACGGCCATTAATGCACTTAAATGGCAAAAGGCAAGTTCTCAATGGTTTAAGAATGGTGGTTTATATATACCAAACCCTAGCACTTGGATCAATCAACATCGTTGGGATGATGAACAACCACAGGAGCAATCATTTTGATAGAAACAGAAAAGATTGGATTTAGAGATATGCTTCATAGCGTAACCACTATTTATTCTAGACCTGACCTTGATCGTGAAACTTTGAGAATATGGTGGGCTAAATTAGAAAAATACGAGTTTATGGTTATATCCAAAGCTTTTGATAAATACGTCAACTCAAATAAGTTTATGCCAACTATATCTGACATTTTAGATTTATGCCGATTACAAGAGCCTAAAGAATTTGTAAAAGCGCTGCCTAGACATTTCAGCCAAGAGGAAATAAAAAACAATCACGATAAAATGAAACGAGTGGCATCTGAAATAGCAAGCAGGCCAATTGCTGATTCAAAAGCATGGGCTAGAAGAATATTAAATGACGCAGAAAAGGGTAAGTATAAATCTTTAATTGGAATTAAATTTGCTAAAGAAGCTTTAAGAGTTAAATGAATTGCGAGTATTGCAATGAAAGTCGTGGCCGCTTTAATTTTAATAACGAGTGTTGTTGGGTGCGTTGGCTGCGAAGCGCCTTTAAACCACACGCAAGGTCAATGCTAGAACGGTATGAAAAGAAACATGGTCGAGCATTGATGTTAGAACTTATCAGAAAGGTGAAACATGAAACGCTTTAGTGTAATTATTGAAGTTGAATTAGATGAAAAGAAATATAATGAAGTTGAATCATGGGGTGTAGAACCTTCTGATTATGTCAACTCTGTTATTTCGGATCATGCAAGAGATAGAGGTTTTTTAATGAAAACTTCTGTAACGGAAGTGGAGCGCAGTCTATACAATAGATTAAGAATTGCAGCCGATGACTTTATTGGCAAAGATGCAATCGCAGATATTGAGGAAGCTGCATTAGCAAACGCAAGATGTTTAAATGGTAAATGCGAGGATTAATGTTTAATTATTTAATTATTGATGACTTTGGTGAAGCAATACGAAAGTTTAGAACAAAACATGAAGCTTTGTTTTATGTTTTAAATAAACCCAATCATATTATTAAACGTTTACCTAAAACACCAAAAGAAAATGTATTTGATTTAATTAAAGCAGAACCGTTATTTTAGGAGGTCTTATGGCACACGAAGCAGGAAAAGGTGATATGTATAGATCAGTCGATCAAAAAAAGTTTGATGAAAACTTTGAGCGCATATTTGGAGTTAAAGAGAAAAAAATTGACTACATATATGAATTACATCCATCAACAGGCGAGGTTATAAAAAAATATGTTACTACATAGCTTTTACGGAACTAATCTTCCTATTACCACAAAAGATATTGAGTTTGTAGAAAAAAGAAATATTAAAGTTCAAGAATTAAAAAGACAAATGGGTAATAAATATATATTATCTAATGTCACATCAATTCACAACAGAGGAGAGCAGCATGGCATCAGTAAATAAAGTAAT